AGATACATATCAGCTATGGGCTTGAAGAAGAGAGTTGACATTGACAATAAACGTAAAAGATCATCTGTCATTAAACGCCGACTTGCCAAGCGCCTCGAAGAAACGCTACACGAAATCGAGAAGCTCGAAAAAGGTCACATCGGAGCCTACTCAATCAAAGGTAGTAGATAATCCTATTCTATATGCTGAGGCTAAGGCACCTGAGTATGACATAGGTGAAGCACAACACATAGTCTTTAAGCCTAACCCTGGGCCACAGACTACGTTCCTATCATCATCTGAACGTGAGGTTCTGTATGGTGGTGCCGCTGGTGGCGGTAAGTCGTATGCTATGCTTGCTGACCCGCTTCATGGACTAAACGACCCAGACTTCAGTGGACTGCTAGTAAGGCACACCACAGAGGAGCTTCGGGAGTTAATCCAAAAGAGCCAAGAGCTTTACCCTAAGGCAGTGCCAGGGATCAAGTGGTCAGAACGTAAGTCACAATGGACTAGCCCTAGAGGTGGTAGATTGTGGATGTCCTATCTGGATAAGGATATGGATGTTATGCGGTATCAAGGTCAGGCCTTTAATTGGATTGGCTTTGATGAGTTAACACAGTGGGCAACACCATTCGCTTGGAACTACATGAGGAGTCGATTACGTAGTGCTAGCAAGGACTTAGGTCTGTATATGAGGGGTACTACAAACCCTGGTGGATCTGGTCACTCATGGGTTAAGAAGATGTTCATTGATCCTGAACAGTACGGTAAGGCTTTCTGGGCTACTGATATTGAGACAGGCAATACTATTACGTTCCCTAAAGGGCATAGCCGTGAAGGTGAACCACTGTTTAAACGTAGGTTTATACCTGCAAGCTTATTCGACAACCCTTATCTAGCTGAAGGTGGTGATTATGAAGCGATGCTACTCTCTCTCCCTGAACACCAACGTAAGCAATTACTTGAAGGTAACTGGGATGTTAATGAGGGTGCAGCTTTCCCTGAGTTTAATCGCCAGATCCATGTGGTTGAGCCATTTAAAATACCTAGTGGGTGGACAAAGTTCAGAGCTTGCGACTATGGGTATGGTAGTTGGACAGGTGTTCTATGGATCGCAGTAGCTCCTGATGAACAGCTTATTGTGTATCGGGAGATGTATGTTACAAAAGTTACAGCTAGTGATCTCGCAGATCTTATACTACAGGCTGAGGCCGATGATGGAACCATTCGTTATGGTGTGCTTGATAGTTCTCTATGGCATAACAGGGGCGATACTGGGCCTAGCTTGGCTGAACAGATGAACCACAAGGGTTGCAGATGGCGACCATCAGATAGAAGTAAAGGCTCACGTGTAGCTGGTAAGAATGAAATACATAGGCGCTTACAGGTAGATGAGTTTACCACTAAGCCTAGACTTGTATTCATGGCTAGCTGCACTAATGCCATCGCACAGATTCCAGGTATACCATTAGATAAGCGTAACCCTGAAGATGTTGATACCACATCAGAAGACCACTTGTATGATGCTCTACGGTATGGTATTATGACAAGACCACGTAGCTCACTATGGGACTTCAACCCAGCTACACAACGCTCAGGCTTTCAAGCCGCAGACCCTTCATTTGGATACTAACACATGGCAGAGAATAACGAAGTTAACTTTGAGACAGATGAAGTTGTTTCAGCTGAGTCAGCAACAGATAAGTTATTAGGTAAATCTAATAGTGTTGTAGGCTTTGTTCAAGAGAGGTTTGACCGTTCTGAATCTTCACGATATGCAGATGAACAGCGCTGGCTACGTGCCTATCGTAACTATCGTGGTATATATAGTTCTGATGTACAGTTTACATCTTCAGAGAAGTCACGCATCTTTGTTAAGGTAACTAAGACTAAAACATTGGCTGCTTATGGGCAGGTAACAGAAGTACTATTCGGTAATAACAAGTTCCCCCTTACTATTGACCCATCTGTATTACCTGATGGTGTATCTGAATCTGTACACATTAACCTAGATCCAAACTCTGAGGCTGGTATTGAGCCACTGAAAGCAGCCTTTACTGATAAGCCTAGTAAGCCATTCATCATGGGGCCTGACACTAATCTTAAACCTGGTGATACTATGCGTAGCCTAGCCCAGCGCTTAGGTGGACTTAAAGATAAGCTATTGCCTATGGGTGAGAAGCTCATTGAAGGTGTAGGAACTACGCAGACTACAGTAACATTCCATCCTGCAATGGTTGCAGCTAAGAAGATGGAGAAAAAGATTCATGATCAACTACTTGAGTCAGGTGCATCAAAGCACTTACGTAGTTCCATGTTTGAGATGTGCCTATTAGGTACAGGGGTTATGAAAGGCCCATTCTCAGTAGATAAAGAATATCCTAACTGGGATGAGGAAGGCAACTATGATCCACTTATTAAAACAGTACCAAGTACAAACTATGTCTCAGCTTGGAACTTCTATCCAGACCCTCAAGCGGCTAACATGGAAGACGCAGAGTATGTTGTTGAGCGTCACAAGATGTCTAAGTCCCAAGTACGTGCATTGCGTAACCGTCCTTTCTTCATGGATGACGCAATCAAAAGTGCTATATCAAAAGGTGCTAGCTATGAACGCAAGTATTGGGAAATGGAGATGGAAGATGGTGCTACGGGTGCAGAAGACACTGAGCGCTATGAAGTCTTGGAGTTTTGGGGTTTTGTTGACATGGAGCTTCTTGAGCAACAGGGTATCGTCATACCTAGAGAGCTTAAGAAAGTAGATGAAGTAAACTGTAACATCTGGATTTGTAATGGTGAAGTAATAAGATTTGTACTTAACCCATTCAAACCTGCACGTATCCCATACTACGCTGTACCCTTTGAGCATAACCCTTACAGCTTCTTTGGTGTAGGTATTGCTGAGAATATGGATGATACGCAAACGCTAATGAACGGCTTCATGCGTATGGCGATTGACAATGCCACTCTATCTGGTAATCTAATACTTGAAGTAGATGAGACTAACTTAGTACCAGGACAAGACATGTCTATCTATCCTGGCAAGGTGTTCCGTAGACAAGGTGGTGCCCCAGGCCAAGCAATCTTTGGTACTAAGTTCCCTAACGTAGCACAAGAGAACATGCAACTCTTTGATAAGGCACGGGTATTAGCAGATGAATCAACAGGCTTCCCAAGTTTCGCACATGGACAAACAGGTATCAGTGGTGTTGGACGTACAGCTTCTGGCATTAGTATGCTTATGTCTGCAGCTAATGGTTCTATTAGGACAGTAGTCAAGAACGTAGATGACTATCTTATCGGCCCACTAGGTAAAGCATTCTTTGCATTCAACATGCAGTTTGACTATGATGAAGAAATCAAGGGTGACCTAGAAGTTAAAGCTAGTGGTACTGAAAGCTTAATGGCTAATGAAGTACGTAGCCAGCGCTTGATGCAATTCCTACAAGTAGCACAAAGCCCAGTACTAGCACCATTTGCTAAGATGGACTACATCATTCGTGAGATTGCTAAGTCTATGGATCTTGATCCTGACAAGGTTACTAACTCATTGCCTGATGCTACTATTCAAGCTGAGATCTTTAAAGGCTTCTCACAGCAAGCACAAGGTGGTCCACAGGCCCCTCAAGGTGCTCAGGTAGGGGAAGGTGCTCAGATGCCTCAAGGCCCTGCAGGTGCCCCTCCAGGAGCTAATCCAATGGATACATCAGGTAGTGGCGGTGGGCAGATTGGTGTAGGTCAAGCACCAGTCCCAGGTGAACAAGGGTTTAGTGGTCAATGAACTTAAAGCAATTAGTCAATGATAAAGAACTATGGGATGAGTTTGTAGCTGAGCTAGAGATACGGGTACAGAATCACTACCGCACTATGTCTAACCTTAATGACTACGAATCTATGTGTAGACATCAGGGTGCTATTCATGAACTGCAACGCTTAAAGATGCTAAGGGAAAAAGTGAATGGCCCAAGATGATAAGCCTACATTAGTCCAACGTCCTGCTGGCTATGATAAACTTGTACCTAAAGGCTATAAGAATGTAGCTAAGGATAAAGTATATAAGAAGCTTGAGGATATTACTAAGACTGATGTAGCTACCTTTATTGCTGAGATGACACCTGTGATTGGTGATGCTATGGCAGCTAAGGAAGTGTATGATGAGATACAGAAAGATGACCCTAACTGGTTACTCATAGGTGCGCTGGGTGGTGCTACTATTGTAGGCGCTGTTCCATTTGTAGGAGATGCAGCATCTAAGCTTATTAAGAAGGGTGCTAGACAGGCTCTTGATGTAGCTAAGCGTATTGAGGTTGACCCTAATGCTATAGGCTCTCTTGGCGGTAACATTAGAATTAAAGCTGCACAAGAAGTAGTTGAAGACTTTGTACCACAGAAGACTGTCAAGGCATATAAGTTATTCACTAAAGGTAAAGATGGTAAGCTATATCCTTTATTTGTTGATGCACAAAAAGAAGTACCAACAGATAAATGGTTAGCTGCTACGTTTCCTGACTATCGCTTTACTGCTGATAATGGCAAGCAGTATGTCCCATCTAAAGGAACAGATGGAAAACCTGGTACAGGCGATTCTATTAATATACCTGATCAGGAAACACGTGATAAGCTTATTGAAGCTGGGTTCTTACCTAAAGGATCTAAAGCTAAAGCAGTTAAAGCTGTTGCAGCTAGACCTGGTTGGCATGCTGGTGATGTACCTATTGCTACACACATCGGGCCTGAGACTAATATAGGTGGTAAGCAAGTTAAGTATCGTGGAGATGATCAAGTCTGGGCTGAGATTGAAATGCCAGCAGACGTTGATTGGCAACAGATTGCTAACTCTAAAGCACGTATCAAGAAAGATGGCAACATAGATGTTCGTACTGCTGACATCAATGATGAGATGCCAAAAGCAGGACACTATCGCTATAAGACTAACCCTAACATGACAGGTGAGTGGCTTATTAGTGGTGACATGAAAGTTAATCGTGTACTAGATAGAAGTGAAGTAAATGCAATCAATGAGGCAGCAGGTGTTAAGGACTTACCTACACTTAGCGAACTTAACAAAGGCTACTCAAAGGGTGGAACTGTAATGGATGACTATCAATACGCAGAGATGATGAGTAATGGCTACGCTGTAGGTGGTGCTGTAGAAAAACAAACACGTATGGCATTTGCTGATGGTGGACTACCTGTTGATCCTGTGTCAGGCAATGAAGTACCACCAGGTTCTCTACCTGAAGAAGTACGTGATGATATTAAAGTAGGTGTAAGTGCAGGTGAGTACATTGTACCTGCTGATGTACTGCGTTACTATGGTATGAAGTTCTTTGAGGATCTACGTGCTGAAGCTAAGGCTGCACTTAGTGGTATGGAACAAGATGGTCGCATGGGTGGTGAGCCTATGATGGAAGCTCCTATGGAAGCTGAAGATGATTTACCCTTTGATACATCTGAACTTATAACTGAAGATGCTATGAATGAGGGTGGCTACATGCGTGGCTATGCTGCTGCTGGTCTTGTAGTAGATCCTGCTGTAGGTAACCCTGAAGGTAGCACAGATGTTAACTTAGATTTCTTAAGCCAGTATAATGTTGGTTCAGGTGGTAGTGGTACAACAACTAAGACATACTACGGACCTAATGGTGAAGAAGTTATTATTGATTTCTATAATGGCAATCCTTTACAGGTCCCTCCTGTAGGCTATACAACAACTAAGCCTGTAGTTAAGGCCTCTGATGTAGCACCTACAGATGATAATGAGCCTGAAATATATAAGCCTAAGAAAGAATCTCTTGATTGGGCTAACATGAATGCAGATGAGTTACTTAATCAGGCAGGTAAACTTACAACCCCTTTAGCTAGAACTGCAAGTGGTGTAGCTCAAGCAATTATACCGGGTTCAACCCTTATGATTGAGGCTCAACGTAAACAAGTTGCTAACGCATTACGTAATGCGTATAATGATCCTAATCTACTTGAAGCAGATAAACTTAGTATTGAAAAACAATTTGCAGCTAATCAAGGCTTCTTAGGTAAACTACTAGGATTAACTGGCCCTCTCATAGCTGATAAGAGTAAGTACATCGCTCCAACACCTGCCGCTGCACCTAATCAACTTGCAGCACAGGCTGAAGCTTCTGCTAAGGCAAACCTTAACCCGTATCAGTTTGGTGAGTATCAGAGACTACAAGACCAAGGCTACACAGGTTCAGGTATTAATGGATATGCAGTAGGTAATATATCTGATGGTACTACTGCTGGTGTAGTAGCAAAGCCAGATGGTACAGTAGAAAAGAATGATGAAGGTCAAACAATATATAGAGATTCTAAAGGAAACACATATGTAACAAATTGGCGTGGTGTCTTGACTACACCAACAGGTGGTGCATACAGTGGCCCTGCTGACGCTAAGTTTATCCCCGGAAAAGTTACAGGTAATGGATTATTTAGTGACCTAGCACAGGCAATTAATAGGACTCTAAATCTAGGTGGTGGTGGACCTAAGCCCCCAGTTGCTACAGTTGATAACCCCCAACCAACACATGGTGGGGGTCATGGTAACAACAATGCTATAATGATTGCTGGCAATAATGCTAGTGAAGCAGCAGCACAAAGTGCCCAATCTTCAAATGCACAACAAGGTAACTTAAGTTCTGGGCAATCTAATGCAGGTAGTAATACTGTATCTGCTGATAGGCTAGCAACCGAAAGCGCCCAATATGGTGCACTCAATAAAGGTGGCTTGATGACTAAGAAGAAAAAGAAGTAATATGTTATACTATAATACTACAATAATAATAAGGCTACTCAGCTACGGCTGGCCCCATATAAGGAACTAACATGGAACAAACTGAAGTAATTGACTCACGCTCTCATCAACGTATTGCTGCACGTGTAGCTAAGGAAGAGGCTGAACTAGCTGAACTTATCAAGCAAGCATCTGGTGAAACAGATGAAGCTGAACAGGAAGTAGAACAAGATGCTGCACCTGAGGTAGATGCTAAGCCACTTGACCGTGAGGAAGAAACCTTTAAGAAACGCTACGGTGATATTCGTAAACACCTAGCTGATAAGGAACGTGAGTGGGAAACTAAGCTTGAACAGATGAAGTCACAGCTAGATCTAGCATCACGTAATGAGTTGGTGTTACCTAAGTCTGACAGTGATATTGAAGCTTGGGCTAAGAAGTACCCTGATGTAGCTGGAATTGTAGAAGCTATTGCTGATCGTAAAGCTGCTGAACGCTCTGGTGATCTTGATAATAGACTTAAAGAGATAGAGAAGTTACGTACTCAAGCTACTAAAGAGAAAGCTGAAGTTGAGCTATCAAGACTGCACCCTGACTTCTCAGACATACGTGAAGACAATGCATTCCATGACTGGGCTGAAGAGCAACCTAAGTGGGTACAAGATGCCCTGTATGAGAATACAGATGATGCACGATCCGTAGCACGGGTTATTGATTTGTATAAGCAAGACAAGGGCATAGCTAAACTTAAAGTTAAGAATGATGACAAAGCTGCAGCCTCATCTGTTAGTACCCGTAGAGGTGCAGCCGCTGAGCCAGATCAATCAAGTAACTACCTGACTGAATCAGCAGTTAACAAAATGTCATCCAAGGAATATGATAAGCGACAAGAGGAAATACTTGAAGCTATGCGTACAGGTAAGTTTATTTATGACATGTCTCGTAAATAAGCTATTGACAAGTAACAAAGTAACAGTATAACTATGAGTATACCCTTGCTAGCTACATGGGTATGCTTACTATAAGCACTTACATTCAACAAGAACTACCCTAACAAGTATAGGCCCAGCGCTGCTGCACCCTAGAACGTAAGGCCTCTTAGTCGGATATGATGTGTCTAATCAACCGCTACGGTTACATGTGTAGCTGTAGTAAATCATAGCCATTCTATATGAGGATTATTCAAATGGC